CACGATTGATGGTGTACAAAAGCGTGTCGACGCAGTAGAATCAGAGACTGCAATCAAGAAGTCTTCAGATCTTGGCCGATCAGAAGAAGTAACAATCAAAAAATCTAAATGGAACGGTTCTTTCCTCGGTTCCGTAAACGAAATATTCAACTAAGGTAGGTATAAAATAATGAGCAATGAAACATTAGAAAAAGCAGTTGCAGCTGGAACTACAGCTACAGGCACATTTGCCTCAACAACTGGTGGAACAGGAACACACCGTGCATCAGAAGCTGGTAACGGTGGACTTCTTAACCCAGAACAATCAGCTCGCTTCCTTGACTATATGTTCGACGCAACCGTAATCGGTAAGGTCGCACGTACAGTTCGTATGAAGTCAGACACAGCCGAGATTGACCGTATGTCCGTTGGTGAGAAGCTTATGAAGCTTGCAACTGAGGCAGACGATACAGCATCTAACAATGCAGTAACTTTCTCAAAAATCTCTTTGACAACAAAGAAACTCCGCATGGACTGGGAGCTTTCAACAGAGTCTCTAGAAGACAACATCGAAGGTGCAGATCTAGAAGATCACATTGCACGTTTGATGGCAACACAGGCAGGTAACGACATTGAAGATGTAATCCTCAATGGAAATGTTTCCCTAACAGGAGACGCTCTTTACAAGTCATTCGATGGCGTTGTAAAGAAGGCAAAGGCATCAGGTCGTGTCGTAGACGCAGCTGGAGCCACAGTATCACGTGAAGTATTCAACAAGGCACTTAAGGCTATGCCACGTAAGTACAAGCAACGTCGTGGAGACCTTCGCTTCCTTGCTGGATCAAACTTGATTCAGGATTTCCTATATGCTAACAGCATTGGAACAAACCAGACAATTCCACAGGACATCGCTTCAAGCGTTATCCGTGGCGGAGTCGCACCACTAGGTGGACCAGCAGGATATGTGGCACCATTCGCATTCGGTATTCCGATTGTTGAAGTACCACTTCTTAACGAGACACAGACTGGTGATTACACAACACCAACAGGATCACACGGAGACATTCACTTGTCATTCCCAAATAACGTAGTTATCGGAGTTAAGCGTGACGTAACAGTCTACCGCTTCTTCTGGCCACGTAAGGACTCAATCGAGTACACAATGTATACTCGTGTTGGCGTCCAGATCGAACAAGCTGACGCTTGGGTCGTTGTAAAGAACGTTAAGGTTGCTTCTTAATTAATTTAAGATAAAACCCTCGAAAGGCCCCCAATTAATTTTGGGGGCTTTTCATTTTAATTTATCAATGCTATAATTGAATAACCTAACAAAGGAGATAATATGTCATTCGAGACATTGAAAGTAGCAGAACTCAGAAAAATTGCAGAGGACTTTGCAGTTGATACTGATGGTATTAAGAGTAAGGCAGATATCGTTGCCGCCCTTGCAGAAGAGGGAGTCACATGGTCTGTTTATCAAAAGACTATTAAGGACATCGAAGATTCGACAGATGAATTCAGCGAGAACGCAGAAGAGATTCTTCCAAGATTTGATCCAAATGCTCAGCCAGAAGACACAGTGCTAGTTAGAATGACTAGAGAAAACTTCAGGTATGATATTAATGGATTTACATTTACAAGAGAGCACCCGTTTATTGCAATGACAGAAGACAATGCTCAAGAAATTTTTGATAAGGAGGAGGGCTTCAGATTAGCAACTCCAAAAGAAGTTCAGGAGTATTACAACTAATCTAAGCCTATAACATGGCAGAGATATACGTAAATAGCAACTCACCAATTAGAACAAAGATCTATTGGGAGGGTGAACTAATAACACCTTCTAGCGTTGTAACAGCAAAGATTTATGACGTAACAAAAGATCCAACCAATGTCATACTACCGACAACTATATTGTCAACGATTAATGCAACGGCGGTAGAGACAGATATTGGTACCTATCAAATAGTGTTGCCATTTTCGTATTCGTCATATCCTAGAAACTTTAAGATTGTATGGCAGTATACAGTTTCAGGCGGGGCAGTAGGAACACATACCACATATGCTAATGTAGTATCTCCCTATATCAATATCAATGAACAGATAGATGATTTGAACTTTGGGGCAGACCCAAGCGATCCAAATTATAAGACATACGGAGATCTACAGGCAGCAGAAAGATATGCAAGAAAGATAGTAGAAGATTTTACAAATCAAGACTTTTATCTATACTCAGGAGAAGAATCAATCTATGGAGATGATTCAGACACACTTCCTCTTCCAGCTAAACTAAACAAGATATATAAGATTTACTCTAATGATATCTTGCTAGTGGACAATCTTTCTACTCCTAAAGTCAATAATTGGTTGTACGATCCAATTGTTTCAGAGACTGGATTCGGAGTAAGAGTAAACAGAACTAACCTATTGGATAATACGGTATATGTTGCAAATGGCTTAGTTCCGCCATCAATTAATGATACATTTAACGGTGTATTTTCTAAAAATATTAAGTACAAGATCGTAGGACAATTTGGATGGGAATCTGTTCCAGATAAGGTCCAGCTTGCTACAGTTGAACTGATGAAAGATTACTTCTCAAAGGACAAGGTCTGGAGAAATAAGTACATCAAATCAATCAAGACATTTGACTGGAGCTTTGAGTATAATGCATCGGCATCAAAGGGAACTGGCAATCTATATGTAGACCAGCTTCTTAATCCGTATGTTATTACTCAAATGGTTCTGATCTAATGTATGCCATTATTGATTCAGTCTTTCCTATGCTTATGGATGTCTATAAGCAATTCGATACACAAGACGAGTCAACTGGCGCATTAAAAAAAGAGTGGCAATTTACTAGAACTGTACCATGCAGTGCTAAAGGTACAGTAAGCAACTCATCTTCAAGAACGGCTGGAGACAAGCAAGTCTTTTCTAATAAGTATTTAAATGATCAGGTATTACAAGTAAGAACTGCAACAAAGGTTACCTTTAGAGAAAAGATTACAAACATCAGAAATCTAGATGGCACCGTAATATGGGAAGAAATTAACTTTCCAAATAACACTCCGACAGTATTTGAAGTAATGGGTGTTGTTCCAATGACAGAACCACTAGGTGGAATTGTTGGATATAACGCCACTATAAAAAGATCGGAGAGTCAGGTAATTGGACAGTAGCGTAGCATTACTGCAAGCATCTAGCGGTCTAGAAAGATTGATGGCTGGATCAGTTCCAGGAGTAATCAAAGACAGCACAGTAGCCCAGATATCAGCATTCCTATACTATGAAGCTGCAGTCCTTTCTAAGCTGACATCAAATGCCGAATTTAAAAACTTATTTAAAACAACCATATTTAATCAAATAGAAAAAGACTTCGGTCAGTATGTAGATGCTCAGGCAAGAACAAAGCCTAAAAGCCTTCACCACGTATATGAGTGGAATAAGACAGGTAATCCCTCATTTAGATTATTTGATTTATACTTAATAGACACAGGTGGACTTTCATTTAGAATAGGTCGTGACTTTAAATTATCTAAATCAGCAGTTCCTTCTAAGAACAAAAAGCAAAAAAGAAAATATGTATTTAGTAATAAGGCTACCGTGATGGAAGAGGGAATGCCCGTAGTAATTCGCCCAAAGTCAGCAGAGCGCTTAGTATTTGAATTAGATGGTGCAACAGTCTTTATGCCTAAAGGAACCTCTGTGACCGTCAAGAGGCCTGGAGGCAGGGCGGCAACAAATCAGTTTGCTCTTACATATGGTAGATTTTTTGGCGGGCAACTAGTAAACTCTTCAATACGTTCATCTGGATTCCAAAGAATCTTTAATGCTAAGATCGCTAAAGCCCTAGATGTCCCAATTAATATTAAAAAGGTGCAGTATAGCTTCAGTGCTGGTAAAATAAGAATGCAGGCGGACGCAGCATTAAGTTCATCATTTGGAGGCTCACTATGACAGTAGATTATAAGATAGACGCAATGTTCGAGCTTCGCAAGTTCCTATGGACACAATTAAAGTTGACGGGAATGTTTAATCAGAACGATTATTACTCGGACAACCTTGGAACAGAGATAATCCCTATTGTTCCAGTCCAGCAATTGCCAGAAATGGATCAATTCCTAAACGGCAAGAAGCACATCGTATATGACAAAATCGGTTTATCCTATGAGGAGAACTGGCTAATATGCTGTGAGAAGGTTTTGTTCACCATCTATTCAACAGATGTAACAGAAATCTACGAGATGAGAAACCTCATGACAGACCTTTTCAGAAGAATGGACGAATCTGCAAAGGATGTCAATGCCTCAAAGACTTCTAATAAATTAATTTTCCACAGCATTCATATTACAGAGACCTCTCCAATTGAGCCATCTCAAGAACTTCAGGGGTTCCTGTCAGCAGACGTAATACTAGAGGTCAAATACTCTAGAGTCACCGATAGACTAGGCCGATTTGCCTAGTTGCTTTTAAAGGCTTAATCCAGTAAAATTGGACATAAGAGGAAATGAGCCTAGCCAGCTTGATTTAAAGTAAGTCAATATATATATATTTATTTAATGGAGGTTATACAACATGGCACAAAACACAGGTAATGCTAGAAACATTCTTGTTGGTGCGTCACCACTATTTTTGTCAGTAGAAGATTCTACTACATCAGGTTACGTAGAAAACATGGTTCCAGGAACAGCTATCACAGGCGCTGCTGGACGCAATAAGACAGTCCCAGCATTTAAGAATGGAACATCAGCTACACCAGGACCATACGTTGCAGGAGAGTCATACACAACAACTCTTAACGCAGTAGATGCAACCACAGGTTCAGCAGTTGCACCAGCAACTCTTGCAAACTCAGGAGCTGCTTACCGTAACGTCGGATTCACAAACAACGGTCTTCAAATTACTTACAACCCATCATACGGTTCAGTAACAGTAGATCAGCTTCTTGATACAGCTAAGCTGTTCAAGGAGACAATGGAAGTTATGATTGCAACAGAAATGGCAGAAGGAACTCTTGAGAACGTTCTTGCCGTATTTGGACAATCAGCAGCAACTCTTACTGAAAACGGTAAGAAGCTAGGTCTTGCAGCAGGTGCACTAGGAGAAGCTCCAGTTGAGCGTCAGCTAGTTGCAATTGGACAGGCTCCAACAACTGCAGAATCATCAAAGACTGAGCGTGTATATTATGCACGTCGTGTTCTTTCTGTACAACAGTCACAGTTCTCTTTGGCTCGTAACGCAGCATCAACATTCCCAGTAACATTCCGTTTGCTTCCATCAGGAGCATCAGCAGACGCAGGCGCAGAATACGGTACAATCGTAGACCGCACCTGGCTATAATTAATATTAATTAATTAATAAAATTCCCCTCAAGCAATTGGGGGGTTTTTTATTGCCCTTATATTGTCAATATGATACAATAATTAAGACTAGATCCGAGGAGGATTAAATGGCAACAACAGTATACGATGTTGAAGAAATTCAGCTACAAAATGGCGCAACAGTTAAACTTAAGCCTTTAACAATTAAAGAGCTTCGCAAGTTTATGAAAGTCATTCAGAAGACACAAGAAGTAACATCAGAAGACGAAACACTCACGATTCTTATCGAAGCATGTGCAGTAGCCCTAGAAAAGCAATTGCCTGAGCTCGTAAAGGATAAAGACGCATTTGAAGATACACTTGACGTTCCAACAATCAACCGCATTCTTGAGATCTGCGGAGGAATTAAGATGGACGACCCAAACCTACTAGCGGCAGCAGTACTGGCTGGTCAGAACTAGATCTAGCCGCTTTAGAAGGGGAAGTATTTCTTTTAGGTAATTGGAAAAATTACGAAGAACTAGAAGATAATCTTTCAATGCCAGAGATGGTCCAGACTTTTAAGTCAATGCAAAAAACGGAATCAGAGAAAAGAAAGTTCTTAGCTTCGATTCAAGGTGTTGAGTTAAATGAAAGCAGTAACCAAAATAAGGAGGAGTCGTCTTTCGAAGATGTTAGAAGAAAAGCACTTGGAATCAACGCATCAGCAGATGATATTGTTGGACTACAAGGAGCATTTGCCAGCGAAGCTGGATTCGGCATTGGAGCAGGATTAGGATACTCTATAGAGTAACATATACATATGGCAGATAATTTAATCACCACCAATATTACCGCCAACGCAGACTTTACGGGCTTAAGAACCCAACTGGCTGCGACTACTGCCCAACTCTTAAAGTTACAAGAAGTTACAGCGGGAACTAACGCTAAACTTGCAAATCAAATTGCAGTAATGAATAAGGCGTTTGCAACAACGCTTACATCAACAGGCCAGTTCTCGCAACACTTCGTATCCCTCACTTCAGATGTAGAAAAGTTTGGCAAAAATTTAGACAGAGGCAGACTAAAGCTAAATGACTACTACAACACATGGAGCGGGCATACAAAGAGGACTAGCAATCTAGTTAGAGACCTTGCAAAACAGCAGGTAATGCTTGAGCAAGCAATTATTCAACCTGTAGGTAAAAACGCACAGGGCTTAATGCAATATAACGTAATGGTTGCAAAGGGTCTAGATGAAGTAAAGAATAAGACAGCAATAGCAAGACAAGAACTTGCCATCATGAACAAGGTGATGAATGATGGAGCAACAAGTCTTATTAACTGGGGTAAGAATACTCAGTGGGCAGGTCGTCAGTTAACAGTAGGATTAACCGT